ATGGTGAAGAAAGAAAATATATAGATTATAATACAGATAAATTAACAGGTGCTTCTATAGAAAAAGCTATACAAGAATTAGCAAAAAGACAAATGGTAGTTGTTGCTCCCGAGATAGATACACCTTTACATGCACAATTATTTGCAATTGCAAGTGGGTTAGATTATACAGATATGCAAAGACTTTCAATGAAGGACTATGTAAATGCAACAGGCATTATAAGGGGTTTTTTCATGAATTAGGTGGATTTACACCATCTGAATTTATTAGAAAAGCTATAGCTCAAATAACATTAGAAACATCTAACTCTCGTAGGGATTGTTTAGAAATGCCTATAAAGGAGTTAATAGAGTATTATTTTGATTTAGCGGATGAACTAGAAGCTAGAAATAAATCAAAATAATAGAGGTGAGCAATGAAAAATTTTAATACGAATATAATAATTGGTGGTAAACTCAATCCATCTCTTCAAAAAGCTTTTGATGCGGTTACTAAATTTGCATCAAAAAGTAGTAATGCTTTTAAGCAAGTAAATAATAATTCAAATAAACTTAATCGTTCATTAGGTCAAACATCATCAAGCTCAAAAGGGCTTTCAACCGCCTCAAACAATGCAAATAGACTTGGCAACTCATTGAAAAATGCTACAAGAGAAGCTAGTAATATGAGTCGACATCTTGTAGCAGCAGGAGCAGCAGCTACTACAGCCTTAGCTATAAAAGGAACATCTGATATGATATCTCAAGCATCATCTATGGAGCAATATAGAAATACTTTAAATATAGTTATGAAAGATAATAAAAAAGCAGGAGAAACATTCAAATGGGCTGTAGATTATGCTAATAAAACACCATTTGAAACAGCTGATATAGTTGATGGTACCGTTAAGTTGCAAAGTTATGGGATGGAGGCTCAAAAAGTACTTCCATATATAGGTGATATGGCTTCAGCTATGGGTAAAAGTATGGATCAAGCTGTTGAAGCTGTAGCAGATGCTCAGACAGGTGAACTTGAAAGACTTAAAGAGTTTGGTATCACAAAAGAACAAATAGTTAAACAAGCAAATAAAAAATTAGGAAAAATGGAAGTAGTAAATAATAAAGATCAAATAACTAATCAAAGGGCTTTTAATGATGCTTTAATGAGCCTTATGAAAGATAGATTTGAAGGTGGTATGGAAGTTCAGGCTAAAAGTTTTAAAGGTGTAATGAGTACTATATCTGGTGTTTGGAAATCAAGCTTATCGCAAATGGCAGGTATAAGTGATGAAGGATTAGTTATAGATGGAAGTCTTTTTGATGTAATAAAAGATAAGGCCTTACAATTAAGTGAGCAATTACAAAAACTCCAAGCTAGTGGTAAATTTGAAGAAATACAGAAAAGTTTAGGGAGATTTGCTACTTCAGCAAGTGATGCAGTTGAAAAAGCATTGCCTAAAATTATGGACTTTGGTGAATATGTTGCAAATAATGGTCCTCAAATAATGAATACTGTAAAATTTATAGGAATAGCTTTTTTAACTTGGAAAGCTATTAGTTTTGTAAATACTGCAATCACTACTATATCAAGCCTAGCGAGTATGCTATCTTTAGCTAAGGCGCAGTATATACCATTACTATTCGCTAAAATACAAGATATGGCACTAACTGCTGGTATAATAGGTTTATATACATGGGATGCTATTGTAAAAGGTGCATCAGCGGTAAAAACATTTTTATTAGCAGGAGCACAAGGTGCATTAAATATTGCAGTTGGTATAGGAACTGGTCTAATGAGTGCATTTGGTGCAGTAATGGCATTTTTAACATCCCCTATTGGACTTGTTATTGCAGCTGTAGCATTATTAGTTGGAGGTTTTATATACTTATGGAATACATCTGATAATGTAAGAAATGCAGTTGTAAATTTTTTTAGCACTTTAAAACAATGGGGTGTTGATGCTTGTAATACAGTTATAAATGCTTTGAACAAGATGATAGATCTTATAAATAAAATACCTTTTATAAATATCCCTAACATTCCTAATGTCGGTGGTGGAAGTGATAAACAATCAAAGGGTAAAGTAAAAAAATATGCACGTGGTGGAATTATTAGTAGTCCTCATTATGGTTTAGTAGGAGAAGCTGGACCTGAAGCTATTATTCCATTGAAAAAAAATAATCCTAGAAGTATACAACTATTAAATCAAACAAGTAGAATGCTTGGTATTAATAATAAACAAATAGCACCGCAACCTTTTAGAAATCTAAATGCAATAGATAATAGACCTCTTATACCTAAGCCTTTGGGAATTCTAAAAACAAGGGATAATTCAAATAATAAAACCCAATCAATAAATAACTCTAGTAATTCAGGTACAAGCAATTATTATTTCCAACCAAGCATAAATGCTTCAGGAGGTAATAAAGCTGAAATAAAAGAAGCTATGAGAGAATTATTTGAAGAATTTAAAGACTTTATAGATAGTATAAGAGAGGAAAATGAAAGGATTAATATAGATGAACCAGAATTTAACATATGATGAATATGAGACTATTCAAGGTGATACATTTGATAGTATATCTTTAGATTTTTATGATGATGAATACTATTCTAGCGAAATAATTAATGCAAATCCTGATTTTGGCTCGATTATAATATT